CCCGACGGTTCTCCGACCTCGAAATCGTAAATCTCCTCCAAGGACATTGTCACTCCCAAACGCTTGTACATTTTCTGGGATGTTAACAGGTTCTCTTGTACCTGTGGGGATACTCCAACTTGGTCCAGGAATTTCTGGTCTAAGGATTTCTTCTCTTGCTTGTTTTGCATTGTCATATTTATTGTGTATGTTTGTAATTTTGTCAATTCTTTCTTTACCCCTTGTATCGGATGGGAACAGAAGTCTAATAGCCTCCCAGGTAATTGATTGCATTTGTCTAGGCTGTATGCCCACATCAGCCGCAGCTTTACGGTAAGCGGCTAAATAAGCGTGATAAATACCACTTATTCCTTTTGCCCCAGAACCGGGGATTCCACTTCCAAAATTGTGTTTTACTGGTATTCCAGATGCACCCATAGGAAGGAGCAATCCAGCAGCTACAGCGTGAGTATCTATTGTTACATCACCAAGCGGACTGTTTGGAGCTACAATATTGTTGTAAAAATTTCTTACCTTATGTTCGGTTCCTAATTGTTCTGAAATATTTCCTAAAGATCCATCTTGTAAGATAGACACTGCTTTTGTTATTTCACCGATGGAACCCCAAGTATTCATCGCAGGAGTTCCGTCTTTTTTTGGAGACAACCCCATAGGGTTTCCATCAGGGTTTATTATATTATAGTACCTGCCAAATTTTTCTTGAGCTAATAAACGAATACCCCATCCAGCCAAGTATCTATCCGATTCATTTTTAGATGAAAGTAATTCACGAATAGTTTTGCCCTTTAACTGTTCAAGTAATTTTCTCCTTTGAAACGCTATCCTTGCCTTAAGTTTTTTCCGAACAACCCTAGCTGTTTTTGTATCGTAACCTCTTTTAGATATTTGAGCCTTTACCTTTGCTTTTAAATCAGCTTGCCTGGATGCCTCTACTGCACTATCAACCTCAGCATCAAATGCTGCACCCTCCATAACGGTATCCTGATAGTTCTGCATTATATGAAGCAGTTGCTCCGCTTGAGCAACATTCATAAACCAATCTTTTTGAGGGCTAAATACAGCCAATATAGCTGATGCTTGTTCGCTAGTTATATTGTACTTGGATGCAAAATCTGTAGCTATTTTATTTGCACCATCGTACCATTGAGTTGCTGTAGCCCTTAAGTCAGCAGGGAACTTATTATAAAGAGCAATTAAATTATCCCTAATATAATTTACAAATTTTTCATATTTAGCCTTAGGGTCCTTCTCATTTAAAATACTTTTAGGTAAGCTGGGGTAGTTAACAGCTTCCATTTGTTGTTTCAGGGTTGCATCTGGTATAATATTTGAATCAATATTATCCGTTTGTTTTGTTTCAACAGGACGAGCCTTAGTTCCTTTCTTAGATGTACCAACCCTTAAAGCGTCATTAGCATCTGACACTGCACTCATTTGTGGAATCCCAACAGGCGCAGCCCCAGCTGTTACGTCAGGCTGACCTTTTACTAAATCCTCAGTAAGCCTAGATACAAATTCATTTGGTGGAGTAGGACCGAACTTAGCATTTTTAGCTAGAACTATTTTGCCAACCTGTATAGCTCTGTCAGCAGATACAACTTCCTTCATAGTTTTGCGATCATAAAAATAACCACGACGCTCTGGGTCCATACCCACTTGAGTCCACTCAGGATTATTAAGATTCTCTTTTAGTTCTGAGTAGGCTTGTTCAGGTGATATGTTTTCATAGTTGCCACGCATAGTAGCAATAGTTCCTTTAGGATTCTTACCTGATGCTATACCTAACACAGCTTTCTGTCCGGTAGCTTTTCTACCAATGCCAAAAGTTGCGTTATTAATTACTGCCGCTGAATCATAACCTGCGACTGTTCCAGCTTGAAAACTTTCTGCTGTTGGATTAGCATCATGAACTGTAACAATAAACGCAGGATCACCCTTGTCTTTAGGCTTTTCATAAGCTGGTATGTCTAATCTCAGTCCTACGAATGCACCGTCTTCAATAGGAATTCTAAAATTTTCTCGACCTACTGCGTCCAACTTATTATCCATCAGTTTAGACTTCATTTGTTCACTGCTGAGTATGGGGCGTGACTCTATTATTTGTTCAGTAATTACTTCAACAGGTATCTCTTTATCAATAATACTAGCTAGTTCTCTGGACTCTTGTGCTGTAATTTGTTCTTTGTTTCTTATTTTCTTATATAATGGCAACGCTTTCTCCATAACCGAAGGAACCCTAGCCGCCTGTGCTGTTACGTCTTTTACTTCAATCTGATCAATAACTTGATCTATGGTGATTGGGCTTTGATCAAGCTCTTCTTGTAACTCTGCTTGTTCTGCTTCTGTAGGCTCATCCTCAACAGTTACGCCTGGCTCAGGTTGAGTCACAACCTCATCATCGGCAGCACCGCCCGTTGGCGGCGGCTTGGGCCGTGCAACGATAGTGCCTTCAAAAGCAAACTCAGTTAGACGTTCACCTGCTATCCTTATCGCTTCTTCTTGGTTTTCTGCGTCTATCTCTATGCCCTTTATCTGCTCACCCGTGTTTTTATCCGTGTAACTAATCTCAAAGACTTCTTTTAAACCCTCGTCCGTCTGGACTTCTTTTGTTTCTTTGGGCTTGAATAACTCACCACGTGCAGCCCTTTGCACTGTTGCAATACCACCAGAAACTGTGCCACCAACAACACCACCTACGAAGAACTCATTGAATCTTTGGCGTAGTACATCCCATGACATTAGTTCACGGTCATCGTCGAACGTAGCCCTTGCTAGGCTGTCCAGTAATTGTCCCTGTGCTGCTTCCGTGAATCCCTCAGCAGCAAATCCCTTAGCTATTTCTTTTCGGATTCTAGGACTTTTTAGTACTCCTGCTGGTACTTTTGTTTTACCTTTTAGAAAGTTCTTTACCCAAGGCATCCTAGCCACGGGTGCGAACTCAAAGGCAGTGCCAACTACCGTATACGCTGCGGAAGCTAGTGCTACCTCCTCTTTCTCCTCTTCCGTCATGTCCATATAGGACTTACCTAGTGTGGACTCAGCATCATTTACTGCCTCGCTTACCATCTGAGGTGCTATAGCTCCAGTAGCGGCAGCTAATCCGCCTTTAGGTCCAGCAACGACTGTACCTACGGCAACAGCACCAATGTTACCTATTACTTGACCAATTCCTTTTGAAATTTGACCTAGTGGTTTGTTAGCAAACTCAGGATCAATATTGAACTGCTCGTCTATACCATTAGCTAATGTACGCAGACGGTGAGCATTTTCATTTAATGATTGTAGAACTTCGTTTTTGCGTTTTCGGTGAGCAAGTATTTTACCTGCGGTCATACGACTGCCACCCCTACGTGGCTGTACCCTACGTTGAGATAAGTACTCTTGAATCCCCTCCTCTGATGTGTCACTCTCATCACCAAGTAACATTGCGTAGGACTGAGCGACACCAGCACCTGCATTAATTGCAGCTTGTACCCCACCAGAGACTACAGACTTAGCACTGTTAGTAATAAGATTTTTGCTGTACTCCTTCTCACCTAACTGTGAGCTATATTCCGGATACTTATCAAGTACCCTTGACACTAGTTCTGAATCATCAATATCCTTGTATTGAGGATACTTGATTTTTATTTTCTCAGCAAACTCTGATTCCGTAATCGCCATAATGACATGATACCTTGTAGGTTTTATTTTGGAAAGAAACCCAATGGATCATCGTCATCTTGCATAGGAATCATTTCAACATTATCTACGGCTCGTTTCTGTTCTAAAAGTTGTGGCAGTCCTGTTGTAGTGTCAATAACCTCTTGAGGTAAATCAACAGTCCTAGGAGATCCAAATGGTTGACCCGGTGAAACAATATTACCTAGGCTTCGAAGAAATCCTGGGCCTACAGTTTTCTGAAATGTTTTTGCTTCAGGCTCATATTCGTATCCCATTTCAGCAACCCTAGCTTCTGCACTACGCATAGAAGAATCAGAAACAGGCTTGAGTGGAGCTTGAGATTTAACTTCTTGTTCGGCTAAGAAGTTAATAAATTCTAGCATTTGTTTTCGGCCAAGTCCTTTTCTAGCAGCAGCAATAGATTCAAGATCTACTAACCCCATTGACCGCAGTGACTCACCTAACGCTGAGTCCTGTTTAGAAAATCCTAACAAGGTATCATCAAAAAGTTTATTAGCTTCTTTAGTTTCTTTTTTCTGCTGGTAATCCTTTGCGGCCCCAGAGATCTTTGCACCTAATCGTGCCATTGACGCTGACCTCATGTTAGCAGCATCTACAAAGCCACTGTAATCTTGTATAGCTAATTCTGGTCTATATGTACTTCCTCCTAAAAACATAATTATTCTCCTTTATTTAATCATTACCACTAAATAACACTGGTAAAAAATTACCAATTAATTCATTTCTGCTTGCTCTGTCGGCTTGAGCAATTTGTGCATTTGCAGCAGCTGCTTGTGTGGCATTCTGTTGATTTGCTAGTACAGTATTAATTGCCGCATTTGTATCAATAAAGTTAAGACCCTGTAGTCCCTGCTGTACAGCACCTGCTGCTGTTGTTTGCATTGCTCTGCTTGTGGTATCAGGATTCTGACCAATAATTGTTTGCATTGGGTCAGCAGCTAGATCACGGTTCATGTCAAATGCTGACTGCAATCTTTGATTTTGAATGTTTTCTTCCTGCGTAAGCATATTAGAACCTAGTGTAGTAGTTCTTAAATCCTCATTAATACGACCGGTTTCGAGACCAGCAGACTGACCAAGAAAATTAGCACCCAGAGTTTCGTCTGCTCTTTGATTTTCAATACGTCTTTGTTCAAAGTTGCTTGCCTGTGTAAGAGCATCTGCACCAAATTTTTGTCTGTTAAGATCTGTAACTTCTCTATTACCAGCAAGAGTACCTGCGTTAGCAAAAGCTGATATACTTTGTTCTTGTCTGTCTAGAACTTCTTGCCTTCTTGAGTCAGCAAGATCATCAGCGTCAGTTAAGAAATTTCGACCTTCACCCAATCTATCGAGACGCAGTTTGGATTGCGACTCAGCTAACTCCTTACCTAATTTTATTTGACTCTCTTGTTTGTCAGTTTCTTCAGCTACCCTTGCTAACATTTCATTGTACAGAGATGACTGATCCATACCACGACCCCTAGCTATGGAGCCTTGTCTTGCTGCTCTTGTTGTACGTATTTTTTCTAATGGAGATAGCTCACCTGTTGATTGCAAGAACTTCATAGCCTGGCTACCAAGCATTGCTTCTTGCTGCGTAGGAGTTAAGTCAGTAAGACTCATGCCCACTTCGTTTAGTCTTTGCTCTGCTTGGCTTGCTTGCCTAAGTGCAGCGTTAGCATTAGCTTGTCCTATTCCTAATAGTGCTTGTTCAGCAACACCGGGTTGAGAAACTGCATCGATATTAGCAAGTCCACTGCCTAGCATTGCTTGTTCAGCAACACCAGCCTGTGCTTGTGGGGCATTGATTCTTCGCATACCGGCATCACGGATTGCTTGTTCCTCAACACTAGCATCACGTACACCTCTACCTATAAGTTCTTCGCCTCTTTGTCCAATACGAGTCTGGCCTTGGCCTGCACGTTCTGTAGCTTGGATAGCTAGATCTCTACTTGCAGGATCTGCATCACGAAATGCTTCTGTAAAGGCTCCAGCATTATCTTGAACAAGACCAAGATTAGCCTCAGCTGTTTGAGCCTTTTGGTCTCTTTGTATATCACCTTCAACTTGAGCTTGCTCTTGTTTTATTTTAGTAAGACCCTTAACCTCCTCAACAGTGTCAGGCATATTTTCAATCTCTGCCTGTAACTGTGCGATGTCTTGTGACACATCTTGCCCAATTCGATTCTGATTTGCAGCAATGTAAACTTCTTGTTTTTCTTTATTTTGTTTGTTTTGTTTTGTTTTTTTGGCACTGCGTGATTTTGGACCCACAGGAAAAAGTTCTTGAGCTTCTGCTCGTAAGTCCTCTTCAGTAATTTTGGTTTGACCAGCTTCTTGTTTAGCAATTAGACCTGCAAGTCTTTCTTCTGCTTTTTGCTTTCTAGGATTAGGACCAGCTGGAACACCATCTAAGTATAGATTTAGTACTGATAATTGATTAGCACCCATTGTTGCTGTAGCGTCCGCGTCAAGCGATAATGCTCTGTCAATGAAATCAGGGTCACCAAGACCATCATACATACCCCTAGCTTCTTCGCCAAAAAGAAAAACCGCTGTTGCGTCTGTAAGCTCTTTCATTGTAAGTGGTTCTGGTACTTTATCGCTACCACCGCCTCCGCCTGACGATTTGCCCAACGCACCTCCGACCACTGCCACTGCCAACTGTTCCCACAATGGTTTAATCAAACCAGCACGAACCATATAATTAAATACAAACCTATCAAGGGGTTCTAATAATTTTATTAATAATTTTTTCATTGAGCTATAATTTTTTATCGTCCCATTGCCATGTAGTTACACTTACCTGTAGAATCAGAACCATTATTGAACACGAACCCTGAAGCAGAAACACTACTTGCAGTAATTTCTCCATTACCTCCTACATTTTTAGCTCCCTCTTTTGTAATTACAAGAGATATAATTTCATTAGGAAAAGCTGAACCAAATGTTACCGTAGTGTCACCATCTTGTGCAACATCACCTGTTTTTCCCATCTTTAATATTAAACCATTAGGAAAAGTTACTGACTCACCACCAGTGTATCCACCACCTGATCCGTTTTGAATGGGACTCATAGCAGTAAATGCTCTAATACTTTGCTGGGTAGCTAACGCAGTAGCACTATTGGATGACATATTATCTTCATCTTTAATGTCAGTTACAGAAACTGAACCAGTACCCGATAACGCATCAAACTCTATTGTGCCATCTACATCTATATCACCACTTACATCTAGATTACCAGTTACATTTGTATTACCATTTACATCAAGTTTTGAAGAAGGTGACGTAGTTCCAATGCCTACATTTTCAGAGCTATTTATTGAAACAGCAGGATTATTATTAGAACTTCTTAATTGTAATAAATCGGTATTATTGTCATAAACAATTCCACCTACTATATCATCATCTGAATCCCCAAGGTATAGCCCAGCAACTCCTTGATTTCCTGATATAACATTTATTACTGATTCGGTACTTGTTGTTGCAACATTTTTTACTACTAATTCTTTAGAAGGACTATCGTCTCCAATTCCTACATTGCCATCTGAAGACAAAGTTACAAAGTGACTATTATTTGCTCCAAGCTGTAGATAACCACCATCTCTGTTTACTACTGAAGCGTTGACTCCATCTTTAACGAGAGCCAAAGAATCAGCTTGTCCAGATCCGTTATCTGCGTCAGCAAGAAAAATTCTGCCTTTATCACCAGCTGCTCCTACGACGTGTAGATTTCCATCAGGGCTTAAAGTATTAACGCCTAATTGACCATTAAAATGTGATATACTAGCGTCGGAATTAATTTGAAATACAGCTGACCCAGATAAAGGATTAAATACATGATACCTAGCACTGTGATATATTTGACTTGGATTGCTTGATACTTGAGCAAACAACTGTATTTGCGAACCTCCATTTGTACCATCTGGTGCTTCTGGGTCAGATAGTAACCTGAGGCAGTCATCTGTTGCACCCTCTCTAGCGATTATACTATTGGTAGTAATATCTCCTGCTACCTCTAGTTCTTGAGTAGGTGAAGTAGCTCCAATACCTACCTTTCCGTCACCTAAAATTGTAAGTGCTTCTACACCGTTATTACCAGCGAAGAAGCTCATCTTTTGACTAGCTGCTGTACCATTGTGATTGTATTCAATCCTACCCTTTGTAGTTCCTCCAGCGTCAAAATGAATTTCACTATCTTGACCTTGATCATTATCAGAATTTAAAGATAGTACAGCATCATTTGTAGTAGCATTTAAAATAATCTTTGCTTCACCTGTAGCTTGCGTAATATCAAGTATACTAGAAGGATCAGTATTTCCAATGCCTACTTTTCCGGCATTGTCGATTGATATAGCTTCTTGAGTAGTTCCACCTGTTGAAGAAAGAGGAGCATCTATAGCAGTTCTTGGATTACCGCTACCATCAGTTTTACATTTAAATGCTGTTTTAAAGTGACTGCCACTTTCTGCTCCTAGCTGTACAGCAATACCACCATCTTGATTATTACCAAATGTACCTGCCTGAACAGTTAATTGTTCATCTGGTCCTTCAGTTCCAATTCCTACCTTGCCGGTACTATCTATTATTACTTCGTGGGCATCAACTAAAAATTTAAATGCATTAGCCGTGTGAAATTCAAAAGGCGAATCAAGGCTAGCTGTATTAGCTGGAGTACGGATATTAAATTCTCGAGAACCGCTGTCTTGCACCGCGACAAATTGAGCTATATTTTGAGATGCACCAGTCGCACTAAGATTAAGCTTAGCTGATGTTATACCTGCGTCCTTGACTATAATTGCACCACTGCCATTTAGCTGCGTTGTGGAGCCATCAACGGCACCTGACGCAAATGTAGCGTTGTCCACTAACGCATCTAGTCTAGCTGCTGTTACCTGCTCTCCTGTTGCAAAATCTGTTCCTTTTGATAATATTGCCATTATATTGCCTTATCTGTTGATCTCATTGTGGTTGCCCCTTGTACTTCTATTGCTCGTATTATAGGCCTACCGGTTGTATTGTTAAGTGTAAATTGTATTCCATAACCTCTTTGGTTACCTATTCTACCACGTATGGATACATCTTGTGTTGCTTTTAGAACGCCTCCGTTAAAATCAGATAAATTTCCAAGAGAATCTGTAGCGTCAGGGTTCTCAGTCTCAAAGTTTATAGTAAAGTCAGAATCATTATCATCGCTGGATTGAACGTGAATGTCGAACTCTTTCCATCTTTTTCTGTCTAAGTTTTCTAGTGTGTACTGTCTTGTGGTTAAGGACGCATCAATATTAATTGGCGTATCAGCTTGCCCAATCTGGGTAACTACCTGGTCTACCCCATCTGTACGTACATCAAGTCTGTGAACACCTCCAATGTTGTTTATTGCATAAACACCACGCTTGTCACCATCTCCTAGAACTAACAAATTAGAAATGTGATAATTATCATTAGCAACAGTATCTATACTCTCCCACTGTTTATTTAAAAAATTATACACTAAGATTGCGTTATTCTCATCGTTCGCATCACTTCCATCTATAGGCACAGCAATAAAATACCTGTTGTCAAAGTAAACAGCTACTGCCTTGCTTTGAGCATTTTTATTTATTCTTTTTATTGTTGAGTCAATAGGTTCACTTAGTGGAGTTTCTGTACCACGCAGATTGTACTCATCAAGGAACTGAGTTCCGTACACACCATTGTCAGAAAGAAAAATTACTTGGTTTCCTATCTGTTGTATAGTCTTACGTGCTACGCATCCTACCTCATCAGTAAGAAGTTTTTGTGACGAAGTCTCTAGGTCATTGCTTCCTTCTATAACGTGAATACTGTTACGATTAAATACTAACAGTCTATCTTCTGCAAAAGATGAAAGCCCAACAACAAAGTCAGAAGTACCTGCATTGAATCTAAATTCAGATGAAAACCTGTCGTATGTATCCGTATCCAAAGGCTCTGATCCAATGACTTCGTCCAATATATTTCTGGACTCAAAAGTATCTGTCCCGGTTGATAAAAACTGAAACGGCATAAACAGTCTTCGTTGATGGTACACCGCAAATGGAGGTGCTGGCATATGCACAAATCCTAAAGCCACAGATACTTTTTGTGTAAATACCACATTGGTCTGATTAGATACATCAGACGTGTTTGTAAAAAATTTAAATAGAGATGACGTTGCCTCTGAGACTATGAATGTATCTCCTTGTGTTAGAGTACTGCCACCTGCAACAGTAAGTACAACTTTATCTCCTGCGGACAGCGTATTAGAAACCGTAGCAGTAGCTAAACCATTAGTAATAACAAATCCTGTGGCTGCAAGTTCGGTTGGTTGAGTATAGGTACCGCTTGTAACTTTTGTAAAGTCAGTAGCTACTACAGGATTAGAAGTTACAGTAAAAGTTGTATCGCCACCTGTAAGTGCAAATCTAAACTTTGTAGCTGTGTCTGATCCGTCAGCAGCACCCAGTCCTGATATTTGAAAACTACCGTTTGGCGTAGGATCGAGATCACTGCCAGTTAGATTACTAATAGTAACTTGTTCTCCTGATGCTAGATTGTGAGCAGAGCTAGTTGTTACAGTAACTACATTAGAGGCAAGTGCAGCTGCACTAATTGTAGAAATCCTAAGATTGTTTTCTAATGCTGTGCTACCACCTCTAAATATAAACGCCTTGTTAAAGGCTTGAAGCATTTCAACATTCTCATCAATCGTTATTACAGATGGATACCCTATATCAAAAGTAAAATCATTTGCTATGTCTATGCCTATTGCTTTGCCGTTAGAGGCAATAACAATGTATTGATTACTAGAAGCATTAGGGTCGGAGAAATCCATTGAACCGTATATATTGTTCACGGAACCATCAGCAAGTATTCCGAACTGAACCGTAGCCGTGCCACTAGCTGATCCTTCGTATGCTTGATCGGAAATAGTAATCTGTGTGTTACTATCTTTAGTATATGGTCGATTTCCATTTACAGCCGGACCACTGCTCATTGTTACCCCTGATATATTTACTGTTCCAGAACTTGGAAAGTCTGTGGCTGTAATACCTGTTAGGACTACTGTAGCATCAGTTCTATTTGCAGTTACAGATGTATCATCTGTTACTAAAGTAAATGGAAGACTTAGTGCCGAAACACCTACGGCCAAAGGAGCCTGAACTATGTCTACACCCTTACGCACCTGTGCTGAACCATTGCGATCCATACGCAAGTTCTGAGCGTCAGCAAGTACACCTGCATTGAGTTGATCTGGGC